TGCTGGCGCGAAATTACCAAAGTTTGTTACATATGAATTATTACCACAAAACGCATTAGGTTGTGTGGCACGTACTAATGCATTTGCTACTAATCAATTTATTCAGAATGGACCTCGTCCAGATGATTATGCAGGTACAGGATATGATAAAGGTCATATGAGTCCAGACGGTGATTTAAGTTGGGATGTTCAGGTAGAGTATGAAAGTTTCTTAATGACTAATATGAGTCCGCAAGCAGGAAGTTTAAATCGCGGCATATGGAAATTATTAGAAACATCAGTTCGTGGATGGGCTGTTCAACATAATCAAAGTTATACAATCTATGTAGGTGGTATATATGATGGTAATGATAAAAAGATAGGACAAGGTGTAATTGTCCCGCATGCCTTCTATAAGATAGTAATTAATAATCAAACAAAAGAAATTGCAGGATGGGTTTTTCCGCATGTTGCACCTTATCCTAATTTAGGAAATGATTTAACTAAATTTCGTATACCAGTTGTACAAATTATGCAACAAGCAGGTGTAACTTATGCGTTCCCGGCAGGGGCAATTGAATTACAACCCAGTAAAGAATGGACAGTAGACTTTGGCGGATTGACTAATGCAAAACGTCAAAAATGTGGGTCAAGTGGAAGTGCAGATTGATAAATACTAACTTATGCGACATTTTGAATTCATCACCGAAAATCCTGCAATAGAACTAGCGAAACGTCTGCCTTCGTTGGCAAAACACGATTACAATACCATTGATACATTAATGAGAGGTATCGCTAAAAAACATAAAATAGGTGGTAAAGCATTACATGATTTGTTTGTTAAAAAGTTTCATAGAACTCCTGATAATTGGATTAAAGACAAGTTAGATGAGACTGATTCTGATAATTTAAATATTGCAGAAGAAGTTAAACAATTTGGAAGTTGGGCTAAAAGAGTTTTACATATTAAAGGTAATCCAAAAATTAATTTAAGTATGGATACCCAAGAAGCGCAAGACAATCACCATACCGGTAGACATGTTGACGGTGAAGATACTATTTGGGTATACATTAATAACAGAAACCTAGTTGATATTTTACGTACTGTATTCCATGAATTGGTTCACGTTCGTCAGGGTGAAATTGGTATGATTAAACCAAATGGTAGTTATCCAGGCAGTCCTATTGAAGCAATGGCTGATATGCTTGCGGGCAAATATATAAAAATTTATGGTGAAAAGAACCATAAAATCTTTCAATAATTTAACACTTACGTTATAATACGTGAGTGCTTAAACTTCTCTACCCATTACCCAAAGAAATTACTATCGCATGTAGTGGTGGTGTAGATAGTATGGCTGTAGTTGATTTCCTTAAACGTAAACACGATATAACTATCACATACTTTAATCACGGAACTGAACACAGTAAGAAGGCATTAGACTTTGTTACCAGATATTGTCAAGCAAATAATTTTCCAATGCTGTATGGACAATGTAGTTCAGAAAAAGATAAAAAAGAATCAAAAGAAGAATATTGGCGTAGAGAACGTTATAACTTTTTTAAGGATTTAGGACCAATACTAACCTGTCATCATTTAGATGATTGTGTTGAAACATATGTTTGGTCAGCATTACATGGTACACCCAAAGTTATTCCACTAACACGAAACAATGTTATTCGTCCTTTCTTAACTACCCCAAAAAGTAAATTTATTAATTGGTGTGAAAACTTTAATGTTGAATGGTGTGAGGATAAGAGTAATGACAATACAGATTTTACACGGAACTATGTTCGTAAATATCTACTCCCTAATGCATATCACGTTAACCCAGGATTAAGAACTGTGGTTAAAAAGATAGTTGAAAAAAAACTTTAATTCATGTATAATATATTTTTAAGGAGAACTTATGTCAGACTATAATCGCACATTTAATGGTGATGCAAAAATCAAACTAACACAAATAATTAATGAAGGCATGGCAACATTGCATGAAATTGATACATTGACTGGTGGATTAAATGATACCATTAAAGCAGTTGCAGAAGAATTAGAAATTAAACCTTCTATTCTTAAAAAAGCAGTAAAGACTGCACACAAAGCAAGTCTTGGTCAAACAAATCGTGACCATGATGAACTCAATACTATTTTGGAGACTGTTGGTAAAACTCTATGAGTTATGTAGACGCAATTCATTCCCGTGATGAAGACCGTATATATGTAGTAGAACGTGATTCCAACGGCAAACGACAATATAAAGAGTATCCTGCTAACTATGTATTTTACTATCCTGATTCAAAGGGAAAACAACGTAGTATATATGGTGATCCTGTAACTAGATTCAGTTCACGTAAACGCAGTGAATTTGAAAAAGAAAAAAGGATGCATAGTGGGAAGGATTTATTTGAAAGTGATATTAATGTTGTTTTCAGATGCCTAAGCGATAACTATTTAAATGTAGAACCACCTAAACTACATACTTGTTTCTTTGACATTGAAGTTGACTTTGATCCAGTTAAAGGCTTTAGTCCAACAAGTGATCCATTCAATCCAGTAACCGCTATCAGTTTATATTTAGATTGGCTTGATCAATTAGTTACTTTAGTAATTGCTCCCAAGCATATGACTAACGAAACTGCACAGGATATAGTTAAAGAATTTGATAACACTATGCTTTTCAACAATGAGAAAGAAATGTTTGATGCATTCTTTCAATTGATTGAAGATGCTGATGTACTTACCGGTTGGAACTCAGAAGGATATGATATACCTTATATGGTTAATCGTGTTACCCGAGTAATGAGCAAAGATGATACACGTAAGTTCTGTTTAATGGGTCAACTACCTAAACAAAGAACATACGAGCGTTTTGGAAAAGAAGAACAAACATATGATTTGATTGGTCGTATTCATTTAGACTATCTTCAACTCTATAAGAAATACAACTACGAAAGTCGCCATAGTTATAAACTAGATGCTATTGGTGAAATGGAAGTTGGTGAAAATAAAACACAATATGAAGGTACTCTTGATCAATTATATAATAAAGATTTTCCAACTTTTATCAAATATAACAGACAAGATACTATGTTGTTGGTTAAGATTCACAACAAAACAAAATTCTTAGAACTAGCAAATGCACTTGCACATGAGAATACAGTTTTAATTCCCACTGTAATGGGCTCTGTTGCAATGATTGAAATGGCAATCTACAATGAAGCACATGAAAGAGGTTTAGTTGTTCCAGATAAAAAACGAAAGGTTGAAAATGAAGAAGATATACAACAAGCGGCAGGTGCCTTCGTTGCTACTCCCAAAAAAGGAATGCACGAATATATCGGAGCAGTTGACATTAACAGTCTCTACCCGTCAGTTATCAGGGCTCTCAATATGGCAGGCGAGACCATCGTTGCTCAGGTCAGACAAACACTCACCGATCAATACATGAAAGACAAAGGTCTTAGATTAGCACAGGAAAAGAAAAGATATAAAGCCGGTGATGATGACGTTGGTGGTGCTATTCTATGGGAAGGATTGTTCGGTGCATTAGAATATACAGCAATTATGAACCAAGAACGTGGTACTATTCTTACCGTAGATTTTGAAGATGGTAGTAGTGAAGAAATGTCTGCGGCAGAAATATGGAAGATGATATTTGATAGTCATAAGCCCTGGATGCTTAGTGCGAATGGCACAATCTTTACATATGAAAAAGAGGGCGTGATTCCTGGTTTATTAAGTCGCTGGTATAGTGATAGAAAAGAAATGCAAAAGAAATTGCGTGAATCAATTACCGCAGAAGATAAAGAATATTGGGATAAACGTCAACTAGTTCGTAAGATTTTATTGAATAGTGCTTATGGTGCATTGTTGAATGAACATTGTCGTTTCTATGATAAGCGAATTGGTCAAAGTGTAACATTAAGTGGTCGTCAAATTGTTAAACACATGATGAGCCAAATAAATCAAACTGTCGCAGGTGAATATACACACGATGGTGAAGCAATCGTATATGGTGATACAGATAGTTGTTATTTTTCAGCATACAACACATTGAAGCCACAAATAGATAGTGGCGAACTAGATTGGGATAAAGACTTATGTATATGTTTATATGACAGTATCGCTGATGAGGCTAATGAAAGTTTTCCTGCATTTATGGAGAAAGCATTTCATACACCACGCAAGAACGGTGAAATAATTAAGGCTGGTCGTGAATTGATAGGTGATCGTAGTATCTTTATTACAAAGAAACGCTATGCTATCAATATATTTGATAAAGAGGGTAAGCGGAAAGATAAAGATGGCATGAAGGGTGATGTTAAGGCTATGGGTCTTGACTTGAAACGTGCTGATACTCCTAAATATGTACAAGAATTTTTAATGAGTGTATTGTGCATGGTGATACAAGATGGTTCTGGTCGTGATGAAGTAATTAACAAGATTAAAGAATTTAAATTGGTTCTATCACAGCAAGAAAGTTGGACAAAAGGTTCTCCAAAGAGTGTTAACAAACTAACAATGTATGGTGATCTTGAGGCAAAAAGTACTACTGGTAGGGCTAATATGCCCGGTCATGTTCGTGCAGCACTGAACTATAATTATCTGCGCCGTGTATATAATGACCAATATAGTCAAAAGATTGTTGATGGTATGAAGGTTATTGTTTGCAAACTAAAACCCAATGCAATGGGCTTTACTAGTATTGCATATCCAACTGATGAATTACGACTACCACAATGGTTTTGTGATTTACCATTTGACGATCAGGCTATGGAACAGACACTTGTTGATGAAAAGATTGACAACTTACTCGGAGTATTAAACTGGGACATTCGTGCTAGTACAGATACTAATTCAACTTTTGATGAATTATTTTCATTCGGTTAAATTGATATTGACTTTCGTATTATATTCCATTATAATACGCAATAGAACAGCCTAAATAGGTATACAAACAAAAAAGGAAAAACATGAAAGATTATTTACTTGACGTTATTACTCACACTAATTCACTTGATGGTGTTGATTTAATTAAAATTACAGGGACAGATACATTAACCCAAGTTAACGCTATTGCTGATAACAAAAACGTTATTATCAGCGGTTCATTTAAGAACCCAATCATTGATTTTGCAGGCGTATTTGGTATGCCTAATCTAAGCAAATTAAAAACAATTCTAAGTTTTGATGAATATGATGAGAAATCAAAGATTGCAGTTTTAAAAACTAATCGTAATGGTGAAGATGTTCCTAGTTCAATTCACTTTGAAACTTCTAATGGTGACTTTGTTAATGACTATCGTTTAATGAGTAAAGAACTAGTTGAAGAAAAAGTTAAAGCAGTTGCATTCAAAGGTGCAACATGGAATATTGAATTTGAACCCACAATAGCAGGTGTTCAGCGTTTGAAAAAACAAGCAAGTGCTAATAGTGAAGAAGAATCTTTTACAGTAAAGACTGATAAAACTGATGTAAAAATTCACTTTGGTGATCCATCAACTCACAGCGGTAACTTTGTATTCCAATCAAATGTAAGTGGTACATTAAATCGTGCTTGGATGTTCCCTGTAAAAGCATTCTTAAATATCATGGATATGGTTGGTGATAAGACGATTCGTATCAGCGACCAGGGTGTAGCAGAAATCACCGTTGATAGTGAAATTTCTAACTACAAGTATTACTTGCCAGCACAACAAAAATGATAAAGAGTATTATGTCCAGTGGACGCTATATGCAAATTACCAACACTACATCTAGTACCTATATAAATGGGTACTCAGGATTACAAGGTGTAGGTAATATGCGTTATAATACTAGTTCACAGAGCATGGAAGTGTTTGATGGTAATAATTGGATTATGCTTAACATGTCTATCCCATCTATAGGACTTAGTACTGATGCAGAATCATTACTTGATTGGGCACGACAAAAACGTGATGAAGAACTTACTCTTAATACAATGGCACAAGAAATTCCTGCTATCAAAGACTTAGTAGGACAGATTAAAGAAAAACAAGAACAAATAAAAATGGTTCAAACTCTATTAAAAAGTCCTGTCAATAATTCAGAACAAGAACTAATGAGACCTTAATGGAACAAGATAATCTATCAGCAAAACATAATCCTGAATGGGCATTGTTTTTACCCGCAGTCAGTAGTTTTTATATCAGTGGCTTAGGTAAACAACGTAAGGGTGAATCTTACTTTGATAAAGCACGTATACCTCAAGGATTCAATGGTGATGTTGAGAAATTAAACTTCTTAAACAGTAAAGAAGGTCTTTACTATTATAAGTGGGGATTATATAGTGCAGGTCATGCTAACTTAGATACAACTGTTAATGATAATAATGAAAGTATCATTCGTGAACGTGAACAAGGTACATTCATGTTGGGTGATAGTGGTGGTTTTCAGATTCTTAAATGTCAGTGGCCTGCTGATTGGAAAGATATAAATTGTCCACGTGCTATGAAGAAACGTAAACAAGTTTTAACTTGGATGGATACATACATGGATTATGGTATGTGTTTAGATATACCTAGTCAATCATTGACTACATTTCATATTCAAGATCCTAAAACAAAAAAATCAGCACATGGTATCAGTACAATTGAAGAAGCAATTACTGCTACACATATTAACAACGAATACTTTATTAAAAATCGTAATGGTAAGTGTAAGTTCTTAAATGTATTACAGGGGCGCAATCATACTCAAAGTGATGATTGGTATGCAGAAATGAAGAAGTACTGTGACCCTAATATCTACCCAGACAATCATTTTAATGGTTGGGCATTCGGTGGTCAGAATAAGATTGATGTTCATTTAATGCTAACACGCATGATTGATATTATACATGATGGATTATTACAACCAGGTAAACATGATTTAATACATTGTTTGGGTACTAGTATTTTAGAATATGCAGTATTGTTTACTGATATTCAGAAAGCAATTCGTAAATATCATAACCCAAATTTACAAATAACATTTGACTGTGCAAGTCCATTCTTTAGTGCGGCTAAAGGTCTAGCATATTTCAATACTAGTATTGAGCATAATAAAAAATGGTCATATAGTATGGAAAAGACTGCTGAGAAAAAGTCTTATTCAAATGATACCCGTAAATTCCGTGATGCTGTATTAGCTGAAGGTATCCACAAAGTCTTTACAGATAGTCCAGTTACTGATAAACTACTACTTAAGGACTTGTGCTATAGAGGTCAAGGCTTTATAGGACAGCATGGTAAAGAAACTAAAACTAGTTGGGATACATTGAGTTATACATTGTTACAAAGTCATAATGTTTGGATGCATATGAATGCAGTTCAAGAGGCTAATCGCCGATATGAACAAGGTGTTGTTCCAAAGATGTTGATGAAGGAAAGTTTTGAACGAGTACTATTCAAAGATGTTATTGATGAAATCTTTTCTAAGAAAACAAAACAAGAATCTATTAATTTAATTAAAGAACATTCACGTTTATGGATGCAATTTCAGTCAGGATCACAAGGAATTAGTGGAAAGAAAACTATTAATTCTATGACAATGTTTGACCAATTATTTGAAATTCAAACAACTGAACCGGAAGTTGATGAGGAAGAAATTGATAGTGATGAAGCAATGAGTGAGGTAATAGATGATTAATACTATGTTAATTAGTGCCGG